AGGAATTATGCAAACAGCTGCAGAAACTGGATCAACAGCAACGGGTTCTGCAGATATTGAAGTAGATAAAGCAACTGCATTTTTTAAATATATCGCTGATACAGTTTATAATATTAAAGTAGAAACAGGCGAAGCTGCAGGACCAAAACGAAAATTACTTATTGATGGTCACTCGCCTGCTGTTGAAAATAACCCAAATGAAAATGCGTGGTATGCTTGGGGAACGTGCGGCGATGGAACATATCGCGATTATGTTAATGTTAATGCATTAATGAATGCATTATCTAATAAAATTTTATCCAAACTTGCAGGTTCTTCAACAGTTTTTCCACCGGCTATATATTCAGACGAATATTGGAATGTATTTTCTAACAATTTAAAATTTTTATGTTCGTCAAATCCAGCTCAGGTTTGGATACCAAAAGTTCAAGATACTGAATCCGATGTACGAAGTATAGATGACACAGACTGTTATGGAGCATTTGAAAATTCAAATGGAGATCCTATAGGAGTTTCATGGCTTCGGACATCGCCGCTAGGATTTAAGATGAATCCTGATGAGCGAAATACTTATATTAAATATGTGAATAAACTAGCTTTACCGGAAAAAACAATTAAACAAATGGGCTCATACGTTGATTTAGGACGTCCCGGATGCATCATGATAAATTTAGTTACAATTGAAGAAATCATTAAAGAACTTGCTGGAGATAAAGATAAATTTACAGTTAAAGAATTTTTAGAAAAAATCTCCGGTTTGATATTTTCTGCAACTGGTGGTGGTATTAATTTAAAACTAGTTACAGATCCAGAACAAGTTGACATATTATATTTTCGAGATATTAATTGGATTGGTAGTCCCGACTCAATTACACAAAAACAAGCATATGAAGTTCCAATGTTTCAAAATCACCCATTTGGAACAATTGTACGAGATTTCAAATTTTCAGCAAAACTACCAAGCAATGTGCAAAGCTTAATGTATACGTTAAATAGTACACAAAATGTATCAGAAGAACAAATTGCTCCATACGTTCGTTTCATGTATAACAATGCAGCTGTATCTAGAAATGGAGAAACTGAAACATCTACATATGGCAGTAAAGAAATTGTAGAAAAATTAGCTACCGAATATGCTGCATTGCATAGTAAATACGTTAATAATTTATTTACAGCTAGAAAAGAATTTGGACAGAATTTTACTAGTGCAGATAAAAGAAGTGCATTAGCAGACGCACTTGTTAAATACATACAGTATCCTACGCCATCAATTGATGATTCTAGTACATCTGGCGTAGCTCCTGTATTTCCATTTGATGTAGAATTTACAATTGATGGTATTAACGGATTACGATATGGCGATATATTGGACTTCCCCGGATTGCCGTCAAAGTATCAAACACAAACAACATTTACAGTTATAGGATTATCACATACCGTTTCAAATGGAGGCGAATGGACTACAAGAGTAAGATGTATAATGCGACCGAAATTTTAATATATGGCTAGAATTAAATTAAAATACGAACTATCAGACATCAAAACGGATTTATATACGTTTGGTAAAGAATGGACTACTGAAGATGGACAAGAATATATAGGTTTATATCATCAGTATGTATCTACTAGTGAAACATATACCGGAGCAAATTGGGATAAAAATATTTCAAAAAAACTAATCAAGTTTATTGAAAATGCTGATGTTAATTTATATAAAAAACTCAATAAAGTAAAAGTTACTTTTCAAACACCATATCCAGAACGACCTACAATTCCAGAAGATGCCCAGAAACGAGGATTCTTTAAAAGATATTTTTTAAAAAAATTCAATGAAAATCAAGTTATCGAAATTTCGGAAAAACAATATGATGCATATCAATCCAAAAAAATTGATAACAATGCATACGCGGCATCAACAATCGATTGGTATATAACGGGTAATGCAAGTCAACAAAATTCAAAGAATATAGCTATAGCTTCAAAACAAATTCCACAATTACGTAGTCTGTTAACTGATTTATTACAATTTTATACAGATACTGATTTTAATGTTCCTGCAGACATTAATGGTTTGAAATAACAATTATTTTTCATATATTACCATTAATGATAGTGGATAGTATAGAAGATGCACAAAGAACCCTTCAATTCATTCGAAACCGAAAGACATTGATAGTTCCAATATTTTCTAGCCCTACGTATCATGTAATGCAAAATTCACTATGTGCATTATACATTTATACAGAAGATGATGTAGAACGTATTGTTCCTATTCGTCATACCGAACAAGTAAGGGGCTTTCCTGAACTTGTCCCGGAGTTTTTGGCATTGGAGAATATCTTTGTTCATGACAAGAAGCAGTGGCTTCAAACGGGAGGAAATGGGTCTGTATGGGATGTAAAGACATTGTGGTGGTATACATATGGAGAAGCATATGATGAAAAACATTATCCAACCGCAGCACATTCATTTTATTGGAGACGGCACGCTGCATTGCCCCATGTTAATGCCGTTGTTCCTTTGCAACAACATTTAGCTATGTGTCAAAAGATACGGCACTATGCTTGGCCAATGTGCGTGAATGCAGAAATGTCCAATTCATATAAACATTTCAATGCAACATATCCGCAAGTATTTGCAACAATTGAATCTGCAGGCCTGCAAGTTAATGATACATTTCGAATGCCAGATTTGATACATGATGGTCGTGTGTATTCGCAATACAATTATCATACCACAACCGGTCGTCCTAGTAATGCATTTCGAGGATTCAATTTTGCGGCAATGAATAAAGAAGATGGCACACGAGCAGCATTTTGTAGTCGGTTTGAACAAGGAGCATTAGTAGAAATGGACTTTGATTCATATCACGTTAGATTGATTGCACGGTTAATTGGTTACAAATTACCAACATCATCTATACATGATTACCTAGGACAATTTTATTTTGGTGTTGACACGTTAACCGATGAACAACGAGATGAAAGCAAAGCAATAACATTTAGATTGTTATATGGAGGTATTGACACAGAGTTTTTATCAATTCCATTTTTTCATCAAGTAAACAATTTCATATACACGTTATGGAATAAATGGAAAACAAAACGGTACGTAGAAACTGCCATACTTAACCGGCGTTTGACTGCAGATACTTTGAAAAATATGACTGCAAACAAATTGTTTAATTACTATTTGCAAGCTGTTGAAACAGAAGTATCCGTAGAAAAATTACGGTTAGTACAAGACCTATTAAAAGATTATCAAAGTTGTATGATATTGTATACATATGACTCGGTATTATTTGATGTTGATTATGCAGAAGCAAAAACATTGTTGCCAATGATTGAGAACATATTAGAACAAGGAAACTTTCCGGTTAAAACCAAAGTTGGCGATATTTATGATAAATTGAAAACTATATCTTTAATAAGTAAATAAATAAACATGAACATAGATTTAATTTTAACAGAGTGGTGTTATAGACTGCCAAAAGGTTATCCAACTTCAGTTCGAGATTACGAAGTGTTATATCACGTATTATTAGAAATGAGTAAAGTAACTCCAGATCAAGCTCGAGTAATTGTAGAAAGAGCTAAAGGAAACATTAAAGACACAATCAATGAATCAATACAAATAGATTCAATTGAAAATCAATTTTTATTAAAAGCAATCGGTGAAGCAAATAAACAAGAACAATTTAGACAATTCTTGCAATTGTTACCTACCGAAGCTGATACATTAACGTTAAAGCTTTTGAATAAACTTTCATACGAACAATCATCTGAGTTTGCTAATTTATTGTATTCACAAAGTAATATAAACGAAGAGACGGTAAATGCAGTAAATTACAGAACAGGCATTGGCGCTGATTTATTTAACTTAGAACCTAAAGGAATGGGTAGAGGTGAAATATTTTTAGCAGCAGCATTTGACGGTGCACAAGCACAAGGTGGGGGTCAATCTTTTGATATGGCATCAAATGGACAAAATTTTGAAATAAAGGATTATCGAGTTGGTAAATCAAAATCAATACGTTTAGGAACCAAAGGTAGTGTAACAAGATTTAAGTTTTGGGATGAAATTATAACAACTCTTAAACGCATAAATCAACTTCGAGGAACTGTAGAAAATCCAAAATTTGATTTCCAAAAATATTTTGATAAACCATTGTTAGCTTCAATTGCATATTTAGATTCTAGAGCTGAATTTATTCGAGCTGGAAATTTGAATATGAAAGATAAAAAATATTTGGATATGTTTTATACAGAAGCAAACAAATTAAACAATGACATCGAAGGCTATACTAATGTTATATTACGAGGACCGAATGCAACACCAATTGAAATGTCTATAGAACCAATTCAGCGAACTGGAGACAAAATTATCTTAACACCAGTACAAGATGGTAGCCAAGATATAACATATATTAATGCTGAATTGCGACGATTAGAATATGTAAGAAATCCGGGTAAACTAGATGTTGATTTGCAAGAAGCGGTAAATCAAATCATAGGCGATAATTTAACCTTCATTGTTTTTAGAAAAGAACGTGTTAATGTAACAAGAGATTTCCGTTATGTAGTAATTGATGCAGGAAGAATTCGTATTATAGAAAAAGACATACAAGGTACTATTATAAACGACGAAGATGAAATAGAAGAAAGCTTTGAAGGAGAATATTGAAAACACAATTACTTTGCACATTTGCACATAAATCAGACTTGAACATTGTAATCGATTACATACAAGGTAGCTACACAATACCAGAACGCAGAATATTCGTATTTGCTAATGCAGGAGCAACAGATAATTTATATTGCACCTATAATGCAGATGCCGGAACACAGCGTGGACAAAATACTATTAGCATACATCGTAAAAAAGAAACAAACACATTGTATACGGTAAATGCTTTGAATGAGATAATTCGAGCAGTAAACAACGGAGTGTTAGACAAAACTTACCAATTGGATTGGTCGATGTATCAAAACTCTTTTATACTTACAGATGATGCAGGGTATCGCATAATCGACCTTGTATTTTACAAGAAATTCTCTTGGCGTTGATATTTATATATATAGGATATGAAGATGATAAAGTTAAAAAATTTACTTAAAGAAGACGAAGCCATGGCTGATAAAGGTCTTTTAGATGTATATAATTGTTTAGTAAAAAATCCAGATGTAACAAAACAATGGATTCAAACAAGTAGTAATTTTAAAACTAAATCTGCTCAAGAACCTACAATATTGTTATATAGTAAAACTATTGAGCAATGGAGCCAAGATAAAAAACTAATAGATTTAGATGATATGGCATTAAAATTAAAGTTATCTGTGGTTAAAAAAAATGAATTATTTCAAACATTAACATGTAAAATTAAAGGAGAAACTTTTCATAGAGATCATAGCATAGATAGTATGGCTGGCGGAGCAGCATATGGCGAGCATATAAAAAAAGAAGAATCATTTACTGCTAATAATTGTGCAGAATTACTTAAAAAAATAGATGCATTTATCAATCAATTTGAAAAGTATCGAAAATAAAAAAAACTTAACAAATTACTTTGAATTAACGGATTAATTACTTATATTGTAATTATATTTTTATATTTTATTAACCACTTAAAAAGGATTTAAACAATGGCTTTAAATTTAGACGCTATCAAAGCGAAATTAAATCAGTTAAACAAATCTGATGACAAAAAACAAAATTTGTGGAAACCTGAAGCAGGCAAAACGCGAGTAAGAATCGTTCCTTACGTTCATCGCAAAGACAACCCATTCTTAGAATTGTATTTTCATTATGACATCGGAAAGAAATCCATGTTATCGCCAATTACATTTGGCAATGCAGATCCAATTGTTGAGTTTGCTGAAAAGCTTAAAAAGACTGGCGACAAAGACGAATGGCTAATGGGTCGTAAAATTGAACCTAAGATGCGTACTTATGTTCCCGTAATTATCCGCGGTAAAGAATCTGAAGGCGTTAAGTTTTGGGGATTCGGAAAAACAATTTACACAGAATTATTATCAATCATTTCTGATCCAGATTATGGAGATATTACGGATTTGATGAATGGACGTGATATTGATGTAGAATTCACTCCAGCAGAAGGCGGAG